CGACGATCTCCATCTCCACCACCCTGCCCTGCTTCTCACACTCCTCACAGAGTGGATGCGCGCGCTTGAATCGCGCCCTGCACGCCTGCCAGGCCGTGGACTTGTAGAACTTGTCGCTCGCGTCGCGGCGGCGGTTGTACTCGATGTGCACCCGCTTCAGGTGCTCGGCACGCTTCTGGTCGGCGACTTCCTGGTGCTTGGGGCAGTGAGCCTTTCCCCTCACCAGCTCGCGGCACCCTGGGGTTGCACAGGGCTTCAAGGGGCGAACGGGCATCAGCCTCTCCTCCGCTCAACACCCGACCATGGCCGCTCCCAGTTCACCCGCAAGAACGCGGCGACGTTGCCACGGGCGCGGTACAGCAGCACGGCCATCACCAGCAGCAGGCAGACCAGCAGGGGCGACACAGGCGCCACCGGCTGGCCGCACGCGCTGTACAGCACCACGCTCAGTGCATAGCAGCCAGACGAGGCGCTGAGCACCCAGGCCAGCAGGGAGGCGCCCGCCTTGTACTGGTGCCCGTCCGGGCGCCATAGAACGATGCGGAGCGAGATGGCCGCGCAGATCGCGGCGGCCACCAGGGCCCATGGGTCGACTGTGAACAGGGTGCTAACCATTGCCGTTTCCTCCAGAGCCAGGGCGAACCCAGCTCATCACCGCGCGAAGCCAGGCGGGAGGCTGGCCACCGCGCACCCAGTCCGCAACGCTGATCAGGGCGGCGACGATGAGCGCGCCCGAGATGAGGGCAGGCAGGCCGCTGTAGGTCGAATACCCACGGCCTACCACCTCGACGGCTACCTGGTAGCCGCCCACCCAGGACACCACCAGGTACGCCAGGCGGGCCCATACGGTCAGGTCCCTCGCCCAGGCCACGAAGAAGAGGGCGCCGGCTACTCCGCCGATCACCGCATTGAGGTCTACGCCAGGGACCAGGCTTGCAGCCGTGATGCCCAGGGCGGTCGGTGCTATCACTGCCGCTGCAGTGCTGGGCTCGGCCATGTGGATCTCCATAGGCGCATCGCGCCGAAACGAAAAGGCCCCGCGTATGCGAGGCCTGGGAATAGGTGCGTGTCTCTCCACGCTGTCCGCCCTGGGCAAGAGGCTGGCCGTCACCTCGGTGGAGGATCGACAGGCGGCGGCCTGAAACGAAAAAACCCGGCGCTTGGCCGGGTTTTCTTGTCTGACATCGCGCCGCGCATGGACCAGATGAAAGATGTGCTCAGTTTTGAGCACATCTATTTGGACAGCATGAACCGGGAGCAGAAGGAGTTTCTGCTGGATCGAGATCACGTTGAATGCCTGCTCGCCGGCTATAGCGCACCGCTGCGCATGAAGGTAATCCGCCGGCTCCATGAACTGGAGGACGCAGCAGGGTACCGCCTGCCAATCGAGCGCAAGCTGCCCACGGCGGCCGACAGCTTCAACGCCGGCTTGGTGATCGCCAAGGCCCTCGGGCTCGACGGCAACCAGGCGGTGCTCAGCGCCAACCGGATGGTCGCTGCAACCCTGGGCGTCGACGTGATGCGGATGGCCGGCGTACAGCACCTTGTGTGCGAATCGCAGGAGATGACCTTCACCCCGAGCGAGATGGGGTGCAGGCTCGGTGGCATGAGCGGCCAGGGAGTCAACAAGCTGCTGGAGCGGTGCGGCCTGCAGCGGTCGTTCGAGTACCGCAAAGGCCGGAAGCGCTGGGAGGTCCTTCCGGACGGCAGGCCTTTCGCCGTGATCGTGGACACCGCCAAGAAGCACAGCGACGGTGCGCCGGTGCAGCAGATCCGCTGGAAGGAATCAG